TTAGTTTTGGCATATTCTGGTATCATTAATGGATGATCTTTGCGATTTACTTTTATATCAACACTATGGCCCAGCCAGGTAGCATCATAATCATCTGTTTTTAATACTTTGCTAGTATTATGTATTTTAAAATCTGGATATAAATTATTCTCTCTACAAAATATAAATTCACCACCAAATCCAATAATATTTAATTTTAAATCAGATTTTTCATTAACTGTTTTAAAACCATCCCAACCAGTTTTAATTTTATTGTTATGCCTTTGCTCAGCTGAAAGCTGAACGATTTGTTGTTCCCATTTATCTAATTTATATACTTTGCCTATTATCATTTTTTTAATATTACCAACATACTTGGTCGCATATTAGGTGAATTTTTTTTAACAGAAGAATTTATAAATTTTAATCTTCCTTTTATAAATCTAATTTCATGTTTATTATAAATATAATCATGAAACCATTTAGTATCTGTGTTAGCGTTTACTAAAAAAACACAAACCTCTGCATTGTTTTTTTCAATTTCTTTTAATGCTTTTTCAATCCATACTTTCACATTTGAATAGGGTGGATTTATAAAGTTTCTTTTTTTCCAGTCAATTTCTAGTCCATCCCATTTAGTTATATCATGTTTAAAAGGACATGGATCAAAATCAAAATTAAACTCTTGATCTAGTTTATTATAAAAATCAGGTGGTGTTTGCCAATGATCACTTTTTTTACTTTGAAATAATTTTATTGTTTTAATATTCATTTTATAAAGTTTTTAAGTTCCTCAATTTCATCTCTATTTAAAATTTGTGATAAATTAAATTCATTGAGTTTATTATACTTAGTAATAGCACCTAATCTTTGTGAACCATCTGGATCATTATATATTTTATATTCTTGTATGCCTTTTATTTTATAAAAACATTTTGGTTTATTTTGATTTTTATAATTTTCCATAAATCGATGAATAAACATAATTCCATTTTTATCATGATTCCTTAATTTTAAAAGCGTTAAAAAATTATCACGCCAAAAATTATCATTACGATGATATTGTACTGCTAAATAAATATCATCTAAATTATAATTATCGATTCTCACACATCGTTCAATGCATTCAAACCATTTTAGTTTTTGATTATCATTTTTTGGGCGATACCTTAAATCAAATAATTCAACAAAGTGAGGAAATGATTTTTGTATTTTCTCAGTTTGTGTAATATTACTTATATTGTTATTATTATATATATTAATATTACTTTGTGGCGGATTTTCCGACATCGGTTTTTTCCGACATCGGTTTTTCCGCTTTCGGTTAGCTTTTAAAATATAGTTGTAACCTTTGAATTTTCCTTTGTCTAAAACCTTTTTTCGTTCCAGATATTTATTATCTATAAGCTCATTAATCTTTGCTCTAATGGCATCTTTGCCCTCTTTAAAATGGCCACATATAAACTCAATGGTAATATATTGATCGGATGTATGTGAAAATAAATAGCAGTATAAACCAGTTGCGCCAACTGATATGCCCTTGTCTCTAAATATATAACTAGGTATTATGGTAAAATTATCAAACTTTTTAGGTTTTAAAATTTTATTATATATCATATTTAATCTTTGTCAACTAATCCTTTTACTTGATCACAAAAAGTTCTAAGCTCTTTAAAAGTATCAAAAAATTGATCAAATGTTATTTCTTTATCCTCATACAAAAACCATAAAAAATCCATTAGTAAATCAAATTCTGGCTCGTTTGCATTGCCGATATATTTATAATCGTATTTAAAATTATCAGAACTAGTTTGTGTCCATCTCACCTTTTGTGTGCTTTCATGAAAGTATATTTTTTTTGTCCTATTAAATGTCATTGTTAAAATATTTATCTATTGTTTCAATACATTGATCTAAATTATTATGCCAAACAGCCACCCAATTAGCGTTTTTAAGCCATTTTAACCACTTTTTTTGGTTTTCGGTGGGTTTATTGTACCCAGCTTTTAATTCGATCGCTAAACCACTTTTATTTAAGTTTGGTGTAAATATCATTAAATCTGGAATACCTGGCTTAGTGCCTAAATATTTCATTTTGTATTGTTCAAAAGGTGTTCGTTTACCCTCATTAGCTACATGAGTAAATAACGCTTTTGGATATTTTAAACTCAAGTATTTTATTACTTGATTTTGCAATACATCCTCTTTTCCCAAATATTTAGCATAAGGGTTTCTTTTCATAAAATTTATTTACAAAATTAAAAAATATTTAGTCAGTGTCAGCCATCATGTAAATAACTCTTTTCATTTCTTTATTTTCTGATTTTAACATTTTTAACTTTTTATCTTGTTTTTTTATTTTAATTTCATGTTCACTATTTTTTAACAATAAAAAATTATATTCCATAACTAACTCATCAATAGTCATTTTAGTATTTTTATAAATATAATTTCTGTCTGCTTCAGCTAAAATCAAATTAAAAGTTTCATTTAAATCTTTTCTTTGTTTTAGAATATATGGTAATTCTTTTAATCCATGCATTACAGTTGCATGGTTTTTATTTAAAGAACCACTAATTTTGGCATAACTAGATTTTGCAAATTTTCTACATAAATAATAATAACAAGATCTAGCAAAAATATATTCAAATTTGCGACTAGGATTTTTTATATCAATGTTTAAATGTCTTTGTACAATCTCTTTAAAATATTTTAATTTCATAATTATAGTAAATAAGAGCCATCATCGGCATATTTATACCAATGATAACTCGGTGCAACATTTGTATTTAAATAAATTTTCCATTTTTCAATAGCTTGTTTGTAGGCACTTCTTCCAAATTCCAATGTGTCATCATCTAAAGTGTGTACCTCAACTGTATAAGGATAGGTTGTTGTTACAGCAATAAATTTAAAATTATCAATACCACAAACATCCATATAAAATGCCGCTTGTAAATGGTAACCCCATTTGTAAACATCCCTTTTAAATGCTTCTGGTGAATTATCTTGGCAAGTTTTAATATCACTAATAAAATTGCAAATTCTATTTATGCAATCTGGGCGTACCCTTACATCAATCCCCTCATATTTAGTATAATGCGATAATTCCATTTCGCCTTTACAATATTTCTGGGCCAATTTATGATCTTTAAATTTTTTAATTATCTCATTAATAATATGATTTTGATCCGATTCTAAAATAATTTTATTATCGGCAATATCCAATTCTTTTTTATATGCTTCTTTTCCAGCTTTTGTTCTTTTATCAATTTTATCAATTACATGGTAAATATCGTGGAAATCCCATGGTTCTAATATTGCCTGGTGAACTGCGGTGCCTAATTTCATGGCTGGTGATTCTTTAAATTTTCTATTTATAAAATGATAAACAGATTTTTTATGTATTTCTTTTAAACCACTTGCACTTATTGATTTATGTGAATGGTACTGATCATTGCTGTCTTTTACTACTATCATTTGTAATTGTTTGTTTTTTTATTATTGATTTTTTTATCACTTTTAAAACTTTTGTTTGTTGGTATTTATTTTTAACATTCAATGGGTATCGAATCCAACCATGTGTGGATTCACCAGGATAAAAAATATCATAAAATAATGTTTTTATATTTCTAAACCATACTCGCATTGGTCGATAAATTTTGTTTACTTTATTTACCTTCATATTATAAATATTAAAATTGATTTTAAATTTAAAAAAATATTTTTAATAAATCAAATTAATTATAAAAAAAAGGCATGATATAAATCACGCCCTTTAATTTCCCTAGTTTGCTTTAATTTTAATTAGGGTTTGTGTGCTTGTTAATATTATCTTTATTAATAAATTTATTTTCCATATCAATTATTTGATAATTAAATTGGACCAAAAGGCGTATTGCATCATTAATTTTTCTGGCTTGTTTCCTATAATGGTCAAATGTTTCACCTTCAATGGATTTTATTTCCCTTTCTAAACTCATAATATATATTTAAAAAGGTAAATCATTATCATTGACAGATGATATTGAATTAACATTTGAAACCACATCATTGCTTTTGGGTTCCCAACTATTTATTTCGCCATAGTATTTACCACCTTGTGATTTTTTAAGGTCAATATTAACCCATCCGTTTTTTGCGTGTTTATCTAAAAACTTTTTAAAGTCATCAACCTTAACGCTTAGATTTCCAATTACGAAATCTGGTGCATTGTCATTTCTTTTGACAATCATTCCCTCTGTAAAAATTTTCTCTTTTTGATTCATATCTATTATTTTAAATTAAATTGTTTATTGATTTTTTCTCTATATTCTTTTTTCATATTAAAATTTGCGATTACTTTTTCGGCTTGTTCTTTATTACCTTTAAGGGTTGCAGTTAGTTGGCCTTCTTTTAACCAAGATTTATTATCTTTTGGTTGATTGTTAACAGCTGTTTGGACCTCATCAGCTGATGCAATTGATGTATCAATACCAATTCCCAAATAACCTAATGCCCTACCTAATGCACTAGTAAAACCATTCTCAACAAATGATGTTTTATTAATGTAGCTTGAATCTCTATACTCTTGAGCATGAGCAACAGCCATTTCATTTCCATCGCTATTTATTATAGTTACTTTGAATAAACCCTCTTTTTCATCTAAGGATACAAGATCCTCAGAAATTCGCCAATTTTTAAAATTTTGTTGTGATCTAAAATATATTAGTCGTTCATTGACTGTAATATATTCCTTGCCTTTAATATTTACTGATTTCATAATGTTTATTAATTTTTTAGTTCATAAATAATTCTGTTTAATTCAAACCCAGAGTTGTTTAATTTGGTAATATCATCAACAGTGAAACGACCTGGGTTCTCAATTTTCGTTTTTAGTGTTGGCATGGTACAAGCTAAGATTTCACAAACATGGTATCGTTTGAATTTTAATCTTTTTAACTCATTTCTAAAATGTAGTTCAAATTCCATATTAATATATTTAGCTTGTAAAAATAAAAAAATATTTTTAAATAAAAGAATTATTTTAATTTATTTTGCAAAAAGAAAACCCCCTAACTATAAAAAATTAGAGGGTTTCCCAAGCAAACAAGGAAAAGAAAAAAGTTAAAAAGTTGTCTTAAATGTGCTTGTTTGGTCATCATCTTGATTTGGTATGTGCATTATAACATCAAAAGAATTTTTAATCACATTGTAAGTCATTCCATCAATATAACAACTAACAGGTTCCCTTAAAACACTAGAGCCAAAATTAATCCAAACTTTATTATTTAAACTTATTGGATCATTAATAAGATTATATAGTTTGCCCTCATATCTAACAAGATTAGTTCTATAATCATTTATTACTTGTTGAGTAACAATTTGTTCAACTGACTTTATAAAACTCGCGTTGTCATCTCTAGGTCGTATAAAATCAGTTGTTGTGATGTTGTTGTAATTATTATTAGATAACTGTAAATCGCTAAATTCTAAAACACCAGTTAAATTGCTACCAGTCGTTCTAATTCTTTGATATGCAAAACCATCAATGCTAGAGAAAAAATTTGTTTCCCTGTTATTTTCCAATCTTTTAAATTCTAGTGTTATATTATCATAATAAATTGCATTTAAACCACCACTATTTTGCACAAAGGGTTCAAATAAATCAACTGTTAATGTACCAGATATTGGATAGTTTTCTAAATTATATGAAAACTCTTTCCATACATTGCCTGTTTTTACTGATTGTATGTTTATATGGTCGCTACCACCCCACCCACTACCTGTCGTGCTGTTCCAATATCTAACTTGACCACTTGATGTGTCTTCAATTTTAACTCTAAATCTAAAACTAATAGAGCCAAAACCACTATTGGTGTCAAAATAAGTGTTGATTTTTAATGTATTTGATAAAAAAGGTTGTGATAAAACATCCACTGATGTTGTTAGTGTTTTTCTAGTTCCAGTTTCATTGGTTTGCGCTTGTGTGTTTTTATAACTGTTATTTCCTTGTTTTGTAAAATCTGTTGATAATTCACCAGGCGATGTCGTGCCAGTTGATGTATAGGTTGTCCAATCAGCTAAACCATTTTCTAAACCACTATTTTTTATAGTATTAACATCTAAAAATTGTGATGTTTCATGGGTAATGTTAAACTCGTTTAATGGCCTTAAATATTCTTTAGTCAAACTATTATCAATAGGTAATAATTGACTTGGAACTTGTTTTAAAACATCAATTGTGGTGGTTGATTGATATGAACCTAAATAATTATAAATAACATACTGGATTGATTCGGTATTATTAGCAACTAACGAAGCCGATTCAGCGGCTCTAATACCAGTTGGTATTGTACCACCTTGAGCTGTTGATGCACTAGAATTTTTAATACTTTGTGCTGAATAACTAGAATTATTAATTATATACCACCTACCAAAACTTTGAAAAATCCTAGCGTTTGTAAATTTCAATATTTGTTCTAAAATTTTCTTTGCATCATTTAGAGCGAATTTATCTTTTTGTAATGTATATGGTTTTATATTCATTACATCATAAATTGAAAAAACTGTTGCGCCTGGATTTAAAATAAATATATCCTGACTAACATAAATATCAAGCTCTAAATCTAAATTATTTAAACAATTTGTAATAAAAAATCTAGCATTTTGAAAATCAGTTGTCGTGGTGTCCATGGGCATTGAATAGGAATCTAATGTACCCAATCCATCAAGTGCGGTCAAAGAAATGGTAAATGGTTTTGATGTTATCGCCTCACTAAATGAATCAACCACGAGCCATCCAATCCAATAAATTTGATAATTATTAGATGAATCTTTATAAGATATTTTAACTTGATATTCCCTTTCATCAAATTCATAAAAATTATCATACGAAACAGTGTCAGTAACAAATAAATTAAGTTTACATTTAGATCCTTTAATTGGCGAATAAAAATCATCATCGCCTTCCCATGTAATTTCACATGGATTATCTGTTCCAATTATTGGTAATACTGATCCTGTATAATTTTTTTTTAAAATTTCAATTTTTTTGTCTTTTTCATTGTTATCTGAAAATTCCAATCTATATTTTACCGCGTAAGCCATTATAATACTCTGTTTCTGTTTGTGTTTGCCCTTTGTAATGCAACAACTAAATCCTGACCTTTTAAAGTAAATGAACCACCCACATCAACTTTTTGTTGACCTTTTTCACCAATCATTCCTTTTAATTTATCTAGTGGTGCAATAACCTCAGGGTTGGATTTAGCACCAGCATATTCACCAACTAGCCCCATTGTTGGTGCTGATACAATACCACCATTAGCAAATTTTTGTGGTGCTTGAACTTTTGAAAAAGCGCCTTTAACTGCAACAGCTGCACCAGCTAATAATGCAGGTAAAACAAAAGCTCCAATAGGTCCCAATGATTTAGCAGTACCAGCCGCGGCCTCAGCACCAAAACCCATTGTGGTTGCCAATGATGATCCGATTGATGTCATCGCTGTTTGCACTAATGTACCGGCAAAAGTACCCAATGCACTTTCACCCATTCCCAAAGATTGTGCAATTGAATTCCCCATTGTTGCAAAGGTATTTTGCATAGATTCACCCATTGCGAGACCTATTTGTTTAAATTGTTCTATTTTTGATTTTCTTTGTTCAATGTTTGATTGTAACATTTCGTTTGACTTTGCCAATTCCTCAGCCATTATAGCGTTTCCATTTTTCGCGCCCATTGCCATTTGGGTTATTGGATCCATTGCTGTTTCTGATAATCCAGCAGCCCCAGGTGCAATTTGATTTACTTGGCCAACTGTTTGTCTTTGTACATTCCCTTTAGTTCCAGATTGACTATTAATATTTTGTAAAGATTTTAATAATTCATTATTTGCTTTTGTTAATTTATCCGTTGCTTTTTTGTCTTTCTCAGCTTGTGCGGCGGCTTCTTTTGCATTTTCAGCTTTTGTTTTCAATTGTAATGCCGCAAATTTACCAGGACTACCAAATGACTTAATTATATTAACAAAAGTTTGCCATTTACTAACTGCTGGTTCTAATTTTTGTACAAACGTAACAAATATAGCCACAAGTCCAACAACAGCAGTTCCAACTAATATAAAAGGATTTGCATTCATTGCTGTGTTTAAAATTGTAAACTTAGTAGTAACGATGCTTAAAATTGTTGAAACTGATCCTAGTATAAAAATAAATGGACCTATTGCTGAAACAACTAAACCAACAACAATAATTATTTTTTTGGTTGTATCATCTAATGCAATAAATTTTTCAATAATTTTATTTGTAAAAGCTACAATCTTTGTAAATGCTGGTAACATAATTGAACCAATTGATTGACCTAATTGCTTTAAACCCTCGGTAAATATTCTCATTTGATTTGCCGCACCCCCTTGGGTTTTAGCGAAATCACCTTGAGCGTTGCCAGTTTTAGATAAAATAAATTGATACCTTAAACTTACTTTTTCCGCTTGTGTCATGTCTTTGATATTCTTTTGAATACCCTGAGACATTGCAAATTGTTTTAAATTTATCTCAGTCATTACAATACCTAATCTTTTTAATGATTCGGTTTCACCAGTAAAAACACCAGCTAATGCGGTGGTTGCTTGTTCGATACCAATATTTTTAAATGATGCTAAATCACCAGCTAATCCAACCATTGATGTACTCATTAAAGATGCTTCATTTCTAGTAATACCCATTGAAGTGGCCATATCGCCAAAAAGAGCGGCCATATCTAGTGCTGATCCTTCAGCAATCCCAAACTGTGTTAATGTAGTTTTTGCAAAACTTTTGACTTCTGCCGATGATTTACCAAATGCGACATCAACCTTGTTTAAAGATTCCTCAAAATCACTAGCTAATTTAATTGCGGCCCCACCAGCCAATGCAATTGGTAATGTTAATTTTAATGATAAATCTTTTCCAACTTTCCTTGCCGATTTACCAAATGCTGATAATTTAGAACTTGCCTTATTTAATGATGCGGTTAATTTTGATGCATCGCCAATAATCTTAACTTTTAGTTCATTTGACATAATGTAATTTTATTCAAAAATACGAAAAAAAAAAGCCATCATTTTGATGACTTCATACTGTTAACTTTTTTCAAAAATGATTCATATTGTTCCCTAGTTGATTTAGGTTTGCCACGCTCCAAATATACATCTTGTGGTAATGGGAATAATTTATCTGGTGTAATCATTTGCGCCCTCTTTTCACAATTAACATTAAAAATCATTGATGCCAGATACCTAGTTCGTTCCCAATCTAAATTCAATTTTATATTGTGTGATTCACCTAATAATTGATTCTCAGTCCAAGTATTTGACCAGAAATTACTAGGATTTATGCCAACCTGACCAATGTAATAATCTAGTATATTATCCCAGGTTAGTTGGCTGGGCGCTTTCCCACCTTAGTGGTTTTTTTTACGTTTCTATTAATGCCCATGTTTAGATCATTTCCAAGTATCCTAGATTCCATCATGGATTCAATTATTTTAGTAAGCTCATCAGATGTTAAATCCTCAAGCCACATTCCAACTTTAAATTCATTGTAATCAATTTCATTGCCTTGCTCTTGATCATTAGCTAATAAACCAGAATAAACCAAAGCTCTAATTCCAGATAGTGAAATCCCATCTTGAAAAACATTACCAATTTTTTCTATTGATACACCTAAATTATCAGTAAAGTTTGCCCAGAAATTCATTGAAAAATGCATGGTGCGGTTTTTACCACCTATACTAAGAGAATAATATCCTCGTTTCCTGTTTGCCATATATATATATATTTAAGACACCTAGTTCCTTAATCTAGTTGTCGATTATTAAAAGTTTAAATCTTAATTTGTAGATTTAGTGATTGCGCCAGTAACAGTGATTGAACCTGAGAAAGTTACTGGTGATTCCATTTCAGCACTCATTTCAACACTAGAAAAGAATCCCTCACCACTATAAACCGCATCCCCTGTTTCAGCTGTTCCAAAACTAAAATCAACTTTTTGTCTAGCTAAAAGATAATCAGCCATTTCAATAGCATTTGCCGCATCATCGTAAGCGACTAAACCATCAAAACTAATTTCTCCAGATCTAACTCCAGCGATAACCTCTTGAAACCCACCACTTGATTTGGTTGTTGCCTCTGGCAAATCATTAGACAAAGATAGTGAACACGATGTTGTGTGTCCTATTGTTGCTAATGTACCACCATCCGTTATGACTTTTAATAATAAATTTGTTCCATTGAACACTCCGACTGTTGCCATTTATTTAATTTTTATTAGTTAATAATTTTATTCAAATATACAAAATAATATTTTTATGCCGCTTCCCAATTATAGTCGGAATTTTCCCACTCATCAAAGTTGGTATCCCAAACCTCACCAGTCCTTTCATCTATTAATATTACACTTGTTAAAGTTATTGAAAGGTTAAAACTCGTTGGGGCTTCATGACTTCCCTCCTCCTCAACATTAGAAATATATCCATCGCCTAATAACACTAAACCATCCCCAAAACCTTCTATATCCTGACTAAAATAAAATTTTGTTGTGGTCCTAAGCAAAACCATTTCGGCAAGTTGTTCAAAGTTTACTGAATCACTATAATCAATCAACCCCTCAACCTCAACAGTTCCACTTCTAACACCAGCTAAAACCTCTTTCCAACCACCAGAATTTTTTGTTGTACTTTCTGGTAAATCACATTCTAAATTTATTACAGCATTATTACTATGACCAATAGGATCATCACCTTTATATATTAAAAAACTTGATCCATTTATTAAAGCCATTATTTATTCTTTTAGTTTTGAATCATCATCGATTTTAGTAAATTCTCCAGATTCTAAATCGACTGTTATTTTTCCATATTTTTCCTCTAATGACTTTTTTAATTCACTTTGTTTGTTTATTTCATCAATTTGCATATGATTTAATGAATGTATTTGACCCATTAAAGTTCCAATATCCATTTTGATTACGTTGATTTTTCCTTGTGATTCCCTTAATTCTTTTAATTCTTTTTCCTCTAGTTTGCTCATTTTTTTAAATTTATAATTCTATACAAATATACTTATTTACATTCACATTGTTGCTTTAATAAATCGACTTCTGCTTTTACTTCCTGTATTGCTTTAACTAAATAAGGAACTAAAAAATCAGTTTTTAAACCTAAAGTTTCATTTTCTTCATTAACAACACTAACAGCTTCAGGAATTATTTTTTGAATATCTTGTGCGATAAAACCTAAATTATTTTTTGGTCCTTCTATATAATCAAAATGTTTTGGTTTCATTTGTAAAACCATATCAACACCATTTTCAACATCTGTAATATTTTCTTTTAAGCTTATATCAGAACCATACGTCCATGCACTAGCTTTTAAAAATCCTGAGCCATCATCATTGATATAAAACATGTCTTGATTACTGCCATTATTTGCTTGTAATGACCTTGTGCCTGATGTTGTTCCATGACCTTTTATTAATACTCTTATGCCACTGGCGGGAGCTAAATTAATCCCAATATCACCAGTACCGCTTATTTTAAACCTTTCTGTGTTATTAGTGGCTAAAATTACACTTGTTCCACCAGTTGTATTTCCAGCAACATAATCTGTTGATGAACCACCACTGATAATAGCTGCTGCACTTCCATTATAAGCAAATAAAACATCATTATTTCTCCATTCTTGATAGGTTGATGTACCAGCTGCAACGCCATTTATATTTAAATAACTATTTATTTTTAGATTTCCTTCAAAAGTTCCATTTCCATCTTTCAAATTCATTGTTTCAATTCCTCCTGCTCTAAATCTCATTCTGCCACCTTCACCTGCACTTGAAGCAAATTGTGTTATAGAACCATAATCAACATCAGATGAATCTCCAAATTCTATTTCTGCTCCGTGTGCTGTTGAATTACTTAAAATTCTGATAGTAGCATAAGCTAAGGAATCTCCTTCAACTACTAAATTTTTAACAGGTGCTGATGTTGAATTAATACTTACATTTCCTGAAAAAGTTGAGTTATCAGCATTTATACCTAATGTTCCTGAACTTTTAAATATATCAGCATTAACACCAAAATATAAATCACCTGCAATAGAATTATTCCCTGAACCATTTATATCTACACTACCTGCAAAAGTTGCGTTTCCGTTATTTAATATTTCAAATTTTTTTGAAAAAGTAATCGCTGAATCTGCACTATCAGTACCTGCTGTCCAAAATTGATGGTTTCCATCTGATGTTTGTGTATATCTTTGAGTATACCCAGTAGTTATTCTTTTTTCAACTCCATCGTAATAAAAATTAGTTGATACATCAGTTTGATTTGAAGATATTCTACCAACAAAAGCCGATGCTTGACCTATTTGTAAAGTTTTAAATACTGTCCAAGCTTCTGGTGTTACTCCTATTCCTAAGTTTCCGTCAGCATCTAATCTCATTTTTTCAGTAGGTGTGGTCGAGCCATTAGGAGATGTTTCAAAACCTATATAACCACCATCAGCGCCAGTAGTAGTTTGTTCTATATGAATCGAACCTAAAATACCTCTATTACTTTTGCCAATAAATCTACCACCTGCTGTTGCAGTATCTAAAGTTTGAAAGCTTGTTATATGTCCATTTGTATCTGTAATAACTTTACCACCAGACATTGTATTTGTTATTTCCCCAGAACTGTCTATCTCTAAAACTGTTGGATATGTTGAGGTTGAGGATGATAAATTTAAAAAAAACTTACCATCTTGACCATTTGCATTCAAAAGACCGCCAATTTGTATTGCATCCGTATAAGTAGAACCATTTAAACCGCCTATGCCTAATAATGCGGATGTTGAACCTTGTGTGGTAACATCTACACCAGAACTTAATTGTAATGGTAAAAGGTTTGTGTCTGTAAATCTTGATGTTCCAGAATTTCCAACAGTTAGACCTGTATCAGCTATTGTCAATACATTAGAAGTGGCATTGTCATCAATTCCAGTAGACGTAAAATTAGTTATTTTGTCACCTGCTGTAATAGCTATATCTGTTCCTCCAGTAGTATTTCCGTTTGCTAAAACCTCTGACAATTCGTTGTTAGCACCAATTTGTGTGTCCACATATCCTTTTGATGCTGCGTGAGTATTTGAGGTTGGTGTTTGTGGGATAGTAACTTGTCCAGTAAACGAACCAGTGCCTCCAGCTGATATATTTCCATTAACACCTAAATTACCAGTACTAGTTATTCCTCCAGCAGACAAAGTTCCGAGAGTGGTTATTTCTCCGTCCTCACCATTTAATCTTATTTGTAAATCTATATTTTTAAAAAATTCTAGTTTACTCGCATTAAAACCGCTTCCAGATATACCAGTAAATTTAGTGACTGTGGTATTGATTTGTATATGATTTATAGTGCTATCAAATTCAGCTATTCCAGTAACGGCAAAAGTTCCATCTATTGCAACATTTTTTGTAAAATCAAATAACGATGAACCTTCTGAAAGTCCATTAGTCTCTATATTACCTATTATTAAATCTGCTTTAGCGTACCCTGTTCCTGATAAATTTACGGTAGTTGTTGGTTCTGTTTCTAACCCTTTAAATAGCCTGTATTTGCCTGTTAGAGCCTCTCTAAACAATCCAGAGTATAATGTGGTTCCTGAAGGTGTATATTTACCGTAAAAACCTATATCTACTGCATCTGTTGAAGTGTTGTTGTTAGCCAGTACAATTAACGGGTCTTTTACTGTTAATGTATCAGTTCCTACAGTTGTTGTGCTTCCTTCAACCACTAGGTTTCCTATTACAGTTAAATTGCTTCCTATTTTTGCATCTCCGTAAACGTGTAGATTTAATCCTGATTCTGGAGTAACTCCTATACCTACTTGAGTTGTTGAAACATATATAGGAGAATTGTTGCCAAATCCATCAGTTAGTTGTTTAGCTGAGGTTGTTATATTACCATTGTCAGAAAACTTAACAAGAGACTGATAGGTATTTTTTATTTTATTTCCTGAAAGAGTAGCCATAATTAACTAAAACAAGTTGGTTCGCTTCCGTTTTTAACTGTATCATCGTTGCTGTCATCTCCCCACGAACTACTGCAATATATTTTTCCCCAATTTATTGTGTTTGCCATCTTTGTTTAATTTTTGTAAGAAAGAATCTAATTTAATTACATTACTTTCTTTAGGTTTATATGTTTTTATTTTTTTTTGTTCCATTAAAGAACCCATGAATTAAAATTAACATCTTTGTCTGGATACATTTCTCCATTAGTTGAAGAAGTATATTCTGGAAATAAAGTGCTATTGTAATCCATATAATCAACAAATCTTCTTGTGTAGAACTCTGCTGTTTCAGTAACTTTAGCTAACATCATTCTCATTTCTTCTAGTGAGATAGTTTCAGAATTTTCACTTCTATGTTTAAATACACCTCCATTACTAATTTGGTACATAGCAAATGGCAAATAAGAACTTTGTGTAAACCAAACCAACATGGGTTTTATATAACTCTCTAAAAGAGTTTTATAGTCTGAATTACCAGCATCATCAATAGTATTATTAATTATTAAACTTTGTATTTTATTGTAAAGTAATCCTCCTAGGTAGTTTTGAATATGTGTATCTTGTGCTACTTCAATAAATTGTATTAATTTATCGGCATCTACATTACCGTCTATAATAGATTTTCTTTTTAAATCATTTATCGTTATGAAAAGTGCTTTCTGTGCCATAATTATTTAGTTTTTGGGTAAGCACCTCTGTTTGGCATATCTACTGGTCTAACTTCGACTTCTTGAGGATTATTTGGTTCCTTAAATCCGTCTTGCACAGCATCTGAAGCTTCAACTTCGGTATCTGATGTTACTTTCTTTTTATATACTCTTCTTTCCCAGAAGTGGTGACAATTTTTACCCCCTTTATACTTAAAAAGATTATATTTCTTTTTATCGTGTCCTAATTCACTATTTAAACCTTTAAAAGACATTAAGGTAATATCTTCTTTTCTAAATACTAAATCTTTAGATGTTAGTGCTTCCATTTTCTTGCAAAACACCCTACTTTTGTCCGAGTTTCTTACAGGAGAATAAGCATATCTTACTTTATAACCTGAATTATCTTGTCCAGAACGCTTATTAGGACTAGCATCATCTTCAGACACACTTAATTTAGTTAAATCAAACTCTTCATTCTTGTCATTTACAGCCTCGCTATGTATAAGCTCCCATTCACTAGAGATAACCTCTCCTAGGCTCTCTAATTGCGTGTACAGGTCTTCTGCACCATCGTCTGATAGGTCTATTTCTTCTTGTGAGCTTAATTTCTCTCCAGTTTCTTCCTCTCTCTTTACTTTAGTAGAAATGTTATCTAATTCTGTAAATTCTATTGGCTGTAGCGTTACAAAGTATAGGTTAAGATATATTTTGTTAAAAGCAAGTATTTCATTTAAACCATCAATAATTCCTTGTTGAAATGGTCTAATAACTATGTTGTCCATAAGAATAGATGCTGTTCTAAGCTCTTCTGCATTATTACCAAATCCAGTATTGTCCTTTATACCTAATAGTATAGGAGAAACAATACCATGACCAAGCATTATTTTTTCTCTACTCTCATCAGCTAAGAACTGATATTGAGCATGAGCGTCTGGAAGATGAATAGGTTGTAAGTCTGCCTGAGTTTCTGCTGATTCATTAAATGTAAGTATAAATTTACCTGCATTTGAAGAACCACTAAATTTATCATATATTTTATGCTCAATTAACTCTTGAGTTTCTTCATTTGGCACTCCATTATTAAAATTAACTAATAAAGATGGCTGTAAACCGTTTTTAATATTATTTATATGATAATTACTTACTTCCTCTTCTAATTCAGCATATTGTAAACAAGATTGATAATCTACTGGAGAATAATAATAAAATCCTGACCTATAGGGCTTAAATACATATATTTCTATAGCCTCTCTTTTTGAACCATTACCAAAAGAAGGTATTCTCTTAGGTTTGTCACTAGGAGCCATTTCTGACCACTTAGGGTGGTAGTAATAAGCTTCTACTTGACCCTTTTTGGCTTTTTCAGCTCTTAAAGTCTCCATTGGAAAATGCAAAACTTTAATTATAGAGGTTTTTTGTTTATTATATATTATCTGAACAGCAGACTGCCCTAACATTTTGTAATCATTAACAACCCTTCTTAAATCCTTGGGTTTTAATAACATTTTCATTTTAGTATACATCTCAGGTTTAAGCTCACTGTCTGTAGCTTCTAAACCTCTTCCATATATCATATCAACTATACCGTTTATACATCTAGCGTTAGTTGGACTTCCTAAATATTTATTTATAAGTTCATCAAAATAATCGTTACAATCACCGTATTGAATCCAGTCTTTTCCGTAAACTTCTTTTATTTCTGGAATTTCATATCCAGAAAGATTAACTACTCTAATATTTTTATTTTCCATATTATAATACTATATATTCGTCTTCTGACCCTTCACCATATTGGTCATATTGGTTTGTGTTCAATGTATGTATTACCTCATCATTTGTTTGAGAGGTAACATAAGCTTTGTCTCTATACCATAAACTACTGTTTTTGCTGAATTGCAAATAATAACTACTTCCTTCTTTTAAAATAGTGGATGTTATTGGGACATGAGTAAAATTTCCATTAACAGTAGCACTAAGGCTTGTTAGTGTTTCACTTTTATTAGTTCCATCTTCTGTTATTATAAGACTAATGTTTGACAAAGAGGTATTGTCTCTAGGTATTATCTTAATTGTTTGAGAATTTGAGTTAGGAAGTAATCTTATCATAATAAGATAACTGAAAAGTGTCTGTTTTGTTTTATATAGAAAAAGCCCCAATAAAGGGGCTTTGTATCTTCTATGTTTAAGAACTTACTATGTTTAAGAGTTTACTACAGTAAATCCAACAGTTGCAGGGTCAGACTCCATAAAATTAGCTGGAGCTTTTTCCATTCCTGTTAAAGTTAAAGTGTATCCACTTAAATCTCCCATAGCTCCACCTGTAACAATAGTTCCTCCTGAAACATCCATTCCATGCTCTATTCCAGCTAGGAAGTAATTTCCATTGTTATCTTTTATAATAACGTGAGGTCTATTGAAAGACATTAATTTTAATTCTTTGTGGTCTGCTATAGTCAGTTTGTGTAGAGTTAATTCTAAAACTTGCTCGAAAGCAGTAGTTCCATTTTCTCTACTAGCTTGGATGTTTTGTGTAAAAGAAGAAGTTCCTTTAATATCATATTCGTATGCAGATGGAGTTCCAGTAATGGACTCTATGGCATCTGTATTCGTTGTATCAAACGTAATTGTTGAATACAAAGAAGAACTATAATTAACAAAGTAAACTTTATCTAATCCACCAACACTATCCTTGCAGGGTTCTGTTCTATATAGCGATAAATTACAAGACATATTATTAGTTTTTTTAAGTTAGTATTAAAAGGGCGAGTGGTTAAGCCCACCCTTTATTTAATTATTATTAAGAGTTTACTCTGTATACGATATCTCCTCCGATTCCGTATTGTACTCCACTTGTAAATCTCATGATTACTCTTACATTTTGAGAACCATCTAAGTCACCCATGTCGATAACTTTTACTTCGTTGTGGTCAGATAAAAGACCTGTTCCAAAAAATAGGTTAGATTTTTCAGCAGCAACAGCAGTGTCATCAGCAAGACCATTTGCAACAAATAGTTTTACACCATCAAAGCTTAATGAGCCATTGTTCCACCATTGAGTTCCTTGAGAGTTTGTACCAGCAGCACCTAATCCAGAAGCTCCAAATCCACCTAAAGCTCTTACATAAGCTCTAGCGATGTTTTGTGATACATATACAAACATATCTTCTTGTCCGTATAAAGAAGAAGGAATTGCATCTACTATAGAGCCCAATTCAGAGATTACGTTAGCAGAAGTAATTGCAGAACCAGTTACATCTATAACATCAGAATCAGCAGCTAATAAAGTAGAGAATCCATCAAATTCACCAGCATTAGCATTAACACCAGCCCAGATGTTTTGTTCAGTTTTCTCAGCAACTTTAGCAGCAACGTGAGAAATTAAGAAATCACTGAATTTTGGAGGTAATTTGTCAAATGTAGAATATCCCATTTGTACAGCTTCCCAATCTGAACGGAAGTCTTTTTTACATAGCTCAACATTAACTTGGAATTCTTCTGGTTGAAGGATTCTTTCTGTTAATGTAACTGAACCAGTATCAGTAAAATCACAAGAAGCATTAGCAATAAGACCGCTTGTTGCAACCTTTTTGATTACTTCTTTAAATTTTACGTTAGGTTTTACTGAAATTCCACCATTTTCGATAGTAGAACCAGATAATAATGCAGCAGAAATATACTTTCCAGCAAATTCTCCAGCATAAGTACTTGTAATTGAAGTTGTAGTAGCCATTTTTTATTATTTTAGTTTTGGTTTATTATGAAATTTTGTTTAGTACTCTATCCATTATTGTTTGTGGTCCTTTATTACCATACAAATGAATATTGTTTTTTTCTACATTAGACTCAGGAGAATGAGCAATAGGCTCAGTTTCTGATTCTTGAGAGGATAATTCAACTTCCTCTTTTAATTCTTCTGGAACTTCAGGAGATTTTTCATCACTCATTGATTCCATTAATTGGTCATACATAGCTTTCATTTCAGCAATCGCTTTAGAAAGTTCTTCTTTAGTAGCATACATTTCCTCTTCTTTAACTTCTTCCTTTTCTTTTGCATCTTCTTCAGAAACTTCGTCTTTCACTTCTTCGATTTCTTCTTCCGCTAATTTAACCTCTTCTTGTACTTCTATCTCTTCGACTTTTTCTTCAGTCTCAGATAGTAAGATTTTCTTAAATTTGTCTACGATATCGGTAGCTTTCATATATTATTGATTTAAATTAATAGTATAACTTGATAACTTTGTGGTTTTGTTTTTGTTGTATTTTTACACTTTTCCTACGCCCTGAGCCTGTAAAGAACCATCGCAACATTTTACCGAATAGGTTCCATCTTTACAAAGACAACCTCTTCTTGAAGAGCGAGGGCTTGTTTTACTTGGTGTTTTTTTATATTTTTTTTTCATTTCTTACTGCTTTTAGGGTGTTTATTTGGTAACAAATCATAATCAGTTGTGTATTTTGAGTTTTGTGGTCTGCCATTTTTAACCAAATACATAAAAGCGTTTACTCTAGCGTGTGCCCATTGTGAAGGTGACTTTACGTTTGGAGAATGACTTGTGTTAAAAGCACCAAGACCTCTTTGAAATACTGAAGCCAACATACCAACAGTTATTCCATAGCCTAGTTTTTGTTTATATTTTTCATTAAATTCATCAGCCTTTTTTTTAAGTGATTCTCTGTCTTTTTCAGAAACTTTTGCTCCTGATTTACCCGAAGCATCTCCTTTTGCCGTACCTTTCCCTTTTGGGTTTTTGTTTGGAGTTGCAGACTTAGGAGCTTTAGGACTTTTTTTTACTCCGCCCCTAGGTCCAATCTCAGCCATGCTATGTTTTTCACAAGGCATATACCAAATCTTCCCTTCATATTCATGCTGGTGTATACCTTGACATCCTAAGTCATCTGACATTTCCATAGCCTTTTCTTTTGTAGAATAAGCTAACCTATCATTTATTATAGCATAATCTTCATTTATTTCCATTGAAGCCATGTTTAAAGAATCTATAGGCTTTATTTCTCGGTCTATTTCTTTTATCTTTTTAGAAGCCCAGTTTATTCCTGCATCTCCGCCCCAAGCATCCCAAAGCAATTTACCACAACCTTCAGAATAAGGAACTCCTTTGTCTCTTCTAAATCTAACATAAGAAGCCATTTGAGATATTATACATCTTGATATAGGTTCTTTCTTGGCTAACATTTGAGAAACTTGCCATCCAGCCTTAGTACCACATTGTGACTTGTTGTCTATTTTATACTTTAATGCTCTTAATGAATTTTTATGAGCGGCATCAGGATAATCCTTGAATTTATCCTCAGCAAGAGTTAAAGCGTTGCATTCCAAAGAGTCTTGTAATTGTAATTCAAACTCATCTATTTCAGACATCTCTTTTTTGTCTATTTGTTTTAGTTTAGATATAGCCCAATTAATACCAGCACTACCCCCCCAAGCATCCCACATAATACCACCACACCCTTCTGAATATGGTACGTCTTTATTTTGCTGGTGTCTTTTAAATGAAGCCATTCTTGCAATCGTTGACCTTGTTAAATTAGATTTTGATGCTAACATCGAAGCTCTTCTCCATCCTACAGGAGTTCCACAAGAACTGCCATTTTCTTCTTTCCATTTTAAAGCACGTTTAGCATTGTTTACAGCCGCTTGAGGATAGTCGTTGTAAGATTCTAATTGTATGTTTTGAGATTCTAAAAAGGCTTCTTCTATTTCATATAATTTAGACAACGCTTCTATTTCATCAAAGTCTTCTTCTACACTTTCTTTTGGTCTTTCATCTAGTTTATCAGCAAAGAATCCTTCTATAGAAAATCCTTTTACTTTTCCTTCTTTTACAAAGTCATTCCAAATCTCATCATTGTTTACCTTTACAGAAACCATCCAAGTTCCTACAGGTAAACTAAATCCATACTTTCTTGATTTATCTTTCTTTTTATCCTCAATAATCCAAGATTCTACAACAGACAACCCATTGAGTTTAACGTCATGTTCTAGTGTTGAATTATTTTGTTTACCTCTTGATAAAAATAATTCAGAAGCTTTTCTTACAGTATCTTTACTAAAGAATATGTTATATTCTTCTTCTCCGTTGGTTCTTAGTATTTTTTTATTAGGTATTAAAGCAGCACCCATAAGGATTCTTTTTTCTCTATCTACCTCAGCAAGTTTAACTTGTTGTTTCTTAAGAGCAATAAAGTCTTCTTCTATTGCTGGGTTTTCGACAACGCTTATAGCTTCTATTCCACTAAATTCGTTTTCTTCGTCTATATATAGTTCAATGGTTTTCATAATATGATAACTTTTATATTTATGTTTTGTTTTATTTATCCTAAGGAAGATTCTGAAACTGTTTTTCTGTCTAATTCTTGAGCAGAGCTTACATCTCCACTAACCACATAAGCCCTAAATGGTCTGTCTTGAGCACCAGTAACAGCTTCCGCAATTTGACTTGTTCCTGAGGCACCTACTACGTTGAAGCTCGGTGCAGATACAGACATAGAAGCCCCAGCACCACCTGAACCTGCTCTGCCACCAGCACCAGCAGGAAGTTTAGTTGCCATAATTTCCTGTACCTGTTTAAATCCAAACACACCTGTAGCAACTGCTTGTGCTATATTCCAAGGTCCATAAGGTGTTGCTCCTAAAGCGGCAGTAACAGCCTTCTTGGTATTCATTATAGCCATAGCAACCGCAACTGCTTTACCTACAGCAGAACCCTCCCCAGCAATGCCTATAATAGCTTGAGCTACTTGATTAGCAATAGCAAGTTTGGCTTTTTCTTCTTTTCTCTTTAGCTTTGTTTGAAGTCTTGTTTGTTTATTTACCTCATTAGTTTCCTTTATCATTAAATCCACATAACTCTTATTAGCTATTTTTCTTTCAGCTATTTCATCTTGTATATTTTTTATTTTATTATTATGTATTTCTTCATTTAATAATCTTTCATTTTCTATTTTATTCATTTCGTTTTCAGCCATAACAACATCAAAAGCTAAAATATCCTCTCTTTCTTTTGCCATAAAATCAGCCTGTCTAAGTCTTGCTCCTTGTAAATCATTTATTCTTTCTATATCTATAAGTTGATTTGTTTCTTTCATCTTCTGTATCTTAAATTCAGATAATGAGTTTTCCGACTCTTTAATAGCTTCGTCTGCTTTCTTTTGTGCTTTTATTCTGTCCTCATTGTCTTTTATTGCATCTACTCTTTCTTGTTGTTTTCTCTTAAATTCCTCAAACTTTAATTGAGCCAAATCCATTTGGTATTGAGATTCTGCTCTTAATTGTTGTTCTTTACCATGTATAGTTTGCTTTGTTACGTTTTGTTCTGATTTTAATATGTCGTCAGCAAAAGACAATCTTTTAGCAACAAATTCTTTTCTTGCTTTTCTTGGTCCTTCTTCTTTCTTTTCATTTATTTCTGGAATAATACCAAGTTCATTAAGCATAGCAATTAGCTTTTCATTTTCTTCATTAGCTTCCCTATCAGCTTCTGTCTTTTTTCTAATTGACTTTTCTTGCAGGTTCATCATCAAAACACCATAACCTTTGCTTATAGTAAATGCAGTTGCTAACTTGTCAAAAAAGGTTAAGTTTTCCCCAATCTCCTCTGTTTCTCTTTCTAGTTCTTCATTATAGTTTTCTTGAAGTCTAGTAATTATAGCTTGTGCTTTAGCCTTTGTTTCTAGTGTTTTAATATATTGGTCTGTTAATCTTGTAGATTCCTCAGTTAATCTACCTTCTTCGTCTAATTGTATGTTTAAGTCTTTATGTTCTTTATTTAGCTCAGTTACCAATTCTTTTCTTTCATCTAAAGGGACATTACTTTCTTGTAATATAGAAACATAGGTTTTTAATTGAGAGGCTTGTTTACCAAAAGCATTATCTAAATCACTTACAGCATCTTCTGCGGTTTTAGTTTCTCTACTAAAGTATTCTAGTGCCGCAACTGCTGCTTGAAAGAAAAACAATACTCCAAGAGGACCTACAAATTGCTTTCCCATTACTTTTAGGGCATTTGAAAAACTCCCTGTTCTGGCTATCAAAATTGCAAATAAACTACCTAACTGAGAAATGTTGTTTGCCATACCTCTAATACCATATCCAGCATCAGAAACTGTCCTACCAAGTTCATTTACCGCAGCTCCAGCTAATCCTGTAGAATCCGCTAAAGGACTTACTCCTTTTTTAGTTGTAGTCTGAAGAGTTGTATTAAGAGACTTTAATGCTGTTTCAGACTTAACAAATCCTTTTGTTAAACTGTCTACAGCAATTTTACCAGTTTTAGTATCAACCTTTATAGTATATATTTTAATATTGTTTTCAGCCATTGTTGTATGTATTTCGTTTTATGCTTTGTTTTATTTCTTTCCAAGTTAAAGGAGATTTATATTTACCTTTTGCAATATCTATATCTTCATCATATAAATACCAATCAGAAGCAGACAATAAATCTATTATATTCTTTATCATAATTTTATTAATAATTCTAAATCACTCTTACCATCTTTTAAATTAGTACTTATTGAGTTTATTGTAAATTCCCTGTCTTGTATAATAAGGATATCATTTAGTCTATAGTTAATTAAAAAGTCAGCAGGAAACTTTGCTTTTAATTTATATATTCTCTTGTACTGATTAAAAACATCTACTATATAACTCTCATAAAACTTCTTAAATAATGAGTTTGTATATCCACTGTTAGCATAATTAATAAGATTCCATTCATCAATCTCATCACTAAAATTTATAGTATGTGCTGGAGCTGTAGAAGAAGAGCCATCTTCGTTTGTGTTAGAAGGTCTATAATATTGTGTTATCTCAGAAGGAGTTGTAGTAGAAACCCATTTTATACCAGAACCAGCAGTTAATCCTGTTTCTTGAATTGCATAAAAAACAAGAGGTTTAGTTAAGGTTGGTTCATAGTTTCCTGTTTTAGGAATAGCATCTAAATCAGTATCAAATTCTCCACTAGCAGAGTATCCCCACAAAATGTCTGTTATATAGGCTTGAGGTGAGGTTATTGAGCTATACGGACTTGAGGAAGCTTTATTGCTATCTATTATTCTTTCAAATTTCATGTGTTCAAAAGGAGTTTCTATATCGTATGGAGTTCCCCTATCTACATTATTTGGTTTATATGATTCATCTCCAAAAACCTTATTAAACTGTTCTTTGTGATTTATTGACAATAAAGTAGAGGGTTCTTGATATTTAAAGTCTAGCTCAGTAAATTGAATAGATGGTTTTATTTCTGTATTCGATATATCAACGTACTTTGTTATGTTTATTTTTCCTCCAGAAGGATTGTTAGAAGCATCTGCATAAAAGTTGTCTAAAGTATCCACATAAACCTTCCCATAATCAGCATCTCCATAGTCATCAATATAATAAGCTGTTAAATTAAACATCTTAAATAATCCTGTTAAGAAATCTATTATTTTTATTTTAGGAACATTCTCTGTTATTAATATTTCAGAAACAGTACTTATAGAATTGCCTGTTCCATCTATATCATATTGAGCAGAACTCGTACTTATAACTTGTTCTGTTACTGGATTTAAAACATATTTAGTTAATTCTAAAAGAGGAGTAAAAGAAAGAGTAGATTCAGATTCTATTATAAATTTAATTTTATATGTGACCAACTCAAAACTTGGAACTATTTGTGTAGTAAATGTTTTTGTTCCAGCCGCCAAAGAGCTTTCTCCAATAATATTCCCTGATTCATAATCAATAACTTTTATTTTATAAGGAACAGTCTGACCACCAGAAGTAGGGGTTACTGTTATACTAGCCTGAAACCTTTCATCATTATCTTTAGTACTTACGGTCCATGTATCATTAACAACAGCAAAACCTATCGTTCCTGTTCCATTGAAAGCCCAATCACCACATATTCTTGTTAGTAATTGTTCTTGGTTTTCATCTCCTCCAACAGCACCTTTGTTTCTGCTTAACCATAAAAATAAATTGCTAAATGGAGTTGTACTAAAAAAGTCTCTAGTAAAAGATATAGAATATTTGTTTTCTATAGCTTCTATTATAGTTAAACATTTTATTGCTGGTTTTAAATCATCAAAAGAAAGTCCTATATTATTTTGAGTAGTATTGTAATATAAATTTCCGCTGTAATTTGGAGAAGATTGTGCTGAGTCATAATAAAATCTTTTAGTGTGAGAAATTAAAGGATATATTATTTTTCCTGAAGAAAGTCCACTTTCTAGTCCTGCTTTTACATTAATATTGTTATATTCATGCTTATAAGTATCTAATTCAGACAAAAGGCTTAATTCATCATCTCCAAGCAAATCTTTTAAACTTACAGTATTCCCATAAAATATTATATTGTAAGAATGAATTTGATTATTTTTCATTTTTACAGAATTTAGATATATCTTTCCTCTTTTAAAAGGTAAGAAATCTAACTCTATTATTGCTTCTTTTTTGTTTCTAGCATCAAAACCGTTTTCTATTGCTTCATTATAATAATGTTTAAATAGCTTGTTGTTTTCTTTTGAGGATGGCAGGGTAAATGTTCTTGAGAAATCAGTAAACACTTTTCCTACATCTTTAATATTTTGTATTTGAGATTTAAGAACAACAGATTCATCATTAAACATGTCCATTCTCTTAAAAACTCCTTCGCTATTTTTTATATATAATACTATTTTTTGCATTACAGAATGTTGTTTATTTTGTCAAACGCATAATCAAAAGATATAGTATAATTAACAAATCTGTCATTAACACCTTTTTTAAGTTCAAATGATTTACTTTTTAAATTTATAGGCAATACATTAGTTCCATCATCAACCCAAACTTGTTCACTGTTTAATAGTTGTCTTATTACCTCATTATATTCTTCACTTATAAAATCAGTACTTACACTTATAGATTCTCTTGAGTTTACCATAAATATTTTTTCTTGATGTTTATTTATAACATAAGAAGGTGTTCCTCCACTATTATCTAAATCTAGTATGTTAGACTTGTAGTTTTCAGACATAACATTTATTGAATTTGTTGACTTCTTAAAGAACCACATATTCTGTAATGCTCCATATTTATTATAAAATATTATGTTTAATGGAGTGTATTTTGCTTCTGCAACAGAAATTAGATTTATAACTGTAGTTTGGGTAGCAGTTGCTGGAGGAGCTGGGCTAACAAAAGTAACCTTGTCTCCTGTTTGTAAGTTTTCGGTGTCAGTTAATATTATATATTGAATTTTTTGGTCAGAGTTTCCACTATCTACTATTTGTATTGGAGTGGTAGCTGCTCCCCAATTAACATCATAAGTATCCCAAAATTCATCTGCATCATCCCAATTTATATTTGCACCACCAGCAGAAGTTAATGTAACATAAGATAAAGCTTCTGCAAATACAGGAATTTTAATATCTTGACCTGAGTTAAAGTATATGTTTAAATTATCTTGTAATACTTGAGGTGTATATGAAGAAGCTGTTGGGTTTATGCTTGTTCTAGGATTAGAGTTCTCTTCAAAATAACCATAACCATCAAGAACTAAAAATGTGCTTGTTACTATATCTTGTCCACCTACTTGAACTATTGCACCTGCTGAATCGTATATTGTAGTGTCTATATCAGTCCATATTGTATCAGTAGAGTAATTACCATATTCTGTTTCAAGAAAGTCTCTTACAAGCTCACTTACTTCAAATACAACGTAATTAGTATCTCCAACTTCTTCTTTAGATAAAGTATATTTTAAATCTCCAACTACTCTAGCTGAATATAAACCAGTCCAAATGTAAATTTGAATTGTAGCTGAGTTTAAATTAGCATCAGATACTTTAAAGTAATAAGGACTTCTTGAATTGATTATTGTTGACATTATTTTTTCTTAATTTGTTTGTTTAATATTTTCTCTAAATCTATTTTATATGCTGCAAATATTTCTTCTCCCATTTGAACACCAAGTTGTTTATGTACAAAGTCTATTATATCAGTTCCTCTGTATCCAAATCTAGCTATAGTTCCTCTTCTTCCTATTGACCTACCTATTACAAAAGCTAACCTTTTAATATTGTTGGGACTTGAACCTCCTTTTCTTGGAACTATATTCTTTGTTTTAACCCAATTCAAGATACTGTTGTCTCTAGGGGACCATGGTGGCATTTTACCTCTCTTTCTACCTTCAGATATTTGTTCTATATATCTTTTTCCTAGTATAGCAAAACCATCCTGTAGCATTTCAGGTTTTATACTATTTACCAGTCTACCAGAAGCATTGGTTCTATCGCTTTTTAACTTAGCTTTAAATTTTTGAGTATATGCCTTTGCATATTTATCTAATACATTTTTTAAGTTATCAAAAGCCATTAGCAAATGCTTATATCATTAATCATGCTTACATTAATTTCTACACCCCATCCAGCTAATTCATTTTCATATTTATCTTTAAATGGAGTAGCTACTGGTTCTCCAACTAATTGTATTTTGCTATCAAATAAACTCCCTCTTCTTACAGACTGTACAACATCATTTACAACTTGTAGTTGAGTATTATATATATCTTGTAAATTAGTGTTACCATAAAAGATATCGTCATCATACTTTTCTTTATTGTAATCTACTACATCTAAACATAATAGTGCTATATTAAAATTAACAACACTTCTTTCAAATGTTACGTTAGTTATTGTAAGGTGGCTTAATGGAAATATTGTTGTCTTGTTAAGGTCGACTTCACTTATGTCTCCAAAGGTTACAGAGAATACACTAGGGTTATCTCTTAGTCTATCTCTTATTTTGTCTAGTATGTCGTAAACTTGTGTCATTATCTATTTTTATTATATGCGTTTTTAATCATCTTTTGTTCTAAATCGTTTTTCTCTTTTTCAAACTCCAACCATATTAAACATTGGTGTAATGGAATTTTTGTAACTTTATTAATTCCTGATACCTTTCCTCCAGCAAGAGCATAAATTGATTGATACCATCCCCATTTTTTCCCGAATCCATCTCCGACTTGGAATCCTCCTGAGCTTGCTTTTGTAGGATTAAATAATCCATCGTATATTTTGACAATTTTTTCCCTAAACGATAAAAAAAAAGCATCGCACCTAAAGAAACATTTACTGGAGCATCTTTCATAACCTCCCAGTACTTATCTGAGCCATCATAATCTTCTATTCTATACTTTCCATTCTTTTTAAAAGTAATAGGTCTGTATAATACAGCCATAGCTTTGTGCATGTTATCCCAATCAGAAATAAAGTTTTCTAAATCCACATACTCACCAAAAGTCATTTCATCTAATTGAGGTATAAAACCAAACTCAACAGTAACTCCATTAGAGCCAGTCATACTAAACTCTTTTATAAGTGGAGTAGGTTCATCAAAGCAATTACCTATTTGCTTTAATACACCATCAAACATCTTAACTGGTAGGTTATAAGATTCCTTTAATGTTAAACCACAAAATATCTGAATACATTTGGAATTAAGAAAGTTTCCTTTGTCTTCAGTTTCTTCATTCTCTTTTTGTATCTTTAAATATTCCTGATACTGTTTAAGCTTAATACCTGCTAACTTTTCTGGTACTCTTAATTCTAGTTCTACTATAGCCATATAATTGTATATAATAAGATAACTGAAACCATATTGTTTTGTACCACCAATGCTTTATAGTAAGTATGTATTGTTGACAAAAAATGTCAATTATCTTATTTAGAATATGTATAAATTATCTTGTTTTGGTTGTATAGGTTGAACAAAAACACTATATTGTAGTTATCATAATGTAGTTGGAAATCTACTTAGCAAGTTCCTAAACTTCTGTCACAAATGTAAGGCAGTTGGTTCAGATAAATCAAGTCAGTTAAGTGATTGCAACATTACTCTTTTAATCATCTTTTGTCAGCACCCAAATGTTATTCAACCTTACCTGCATTATTATTTATTTTAAAGATGTTTAGGGGGTGCATAGTTACATCCTTAATGCAGTTATTTCATTTCTACTAAAATTTCCTAGTTAGCCTAATCAATTTTACCTTGTAGGAATTAGGGTACCCCTATTTAAAACGGTTTGAATTCATAGAATTGAGCCATTAAGCCCCTCGGTCTCCGTTTTACGTTAATACTAAAATAATTTCATATAAACAAATATATTATGTTAAAGTTTTGTTAATATATAATATGTTTAATATAAGCTTATTTAAGCTGTTTAAATATATAAGTGATAGGTAGGTATGGGAGGAATTGAGATAGTGCCTTAGAATGGCTTAAAATGGATTTGTTTGTTATATCTCAAACAGCTAACCAATCTAATTATAAAAGAATTACAAAATAAGTCCAATAAATAAAAGCTTTAAATGTAGGGTATAAAAAAAGCCCCAATAAAGGGGCTTTATACTAGGTCTAAGGGGATTTAATATTATCTACTTAATATTTCCTCAATTTCATCTGTAATACTATAAAAATCCTCTCTAACCTTTTGTGAGGCGTGTAAGCTTGCTAATAGTTCAGAGTTTAAATTCTCGGTACTATATCCCATATCGGAAGCAATCTCTATTGATTCACTTAAAGAGGCGTCGTTTTCAGATAAATATTTTATAGCTTTTGAATAGTATATTATATCAATGTTAAAGCCATCATTGTTTTCTATTATTTCGTATAAATCATCTGAATCATTTATATCCTCGCCAATCTCATAGCCATTTAAAAAATAATCAATATCAATTTCAGGCAACCAATCTTCAAATAATTTAATTAAATCATCAATTTGTTTTTCTTGTTTTGTTTCTGTTTGTGTGTTCATGTTATTTATTTTATTTTGTGTCCATTTTTGTAATAATATTTAGAATATTTTTGTTTAAATATTCTTTTTGCTTCTTGTTTCGTATAATATAAAAATCTCATACTTTCATATTGTCCATTTAATAAATCTTGTATTATTAAATATCCTGAGTTGTTATAATATATGTTCATGATGTTTTGTTTTTATAATTTATCTATTAATTTATTTAATTTTTTTAAATCCCCTGCCATTAGGACACTATCATTTGTAAATTGATGCCTCCAATTAAATAAAGAGATTAATTCTTTTAATTCATCTACTGTATGTTCTTTTTCCATATTGTTTGTTTAAATATTATATAAATTTATTTATTATTAATTCAATTAAACTTTCGCCTATTAAAAATATAGCCAACAGGCAAAACATAGCCCCATATAAAAAAGATACTATAAAGGGCTTACTAAGTATTATTTTTTCAAATGTCTTCATAATTATAGAATTATATTTGGTGTATTTCCTGTAAGCATCTGAATAACTAGATTTAAGGAACCTAATATAATTAAGGTACATAAAAAGCCGGCATAAAGTTTTACAATAATGTTTAATACTCTGTTTGTTTTTGTGTTTGTGTGTTTCATTTTATTATGTTTTAATTATTAATATAAATCAAAGATAAGTAAATAAATTTAATTAACAAATAATAAACAATATTAATTTTAATTTATATTGATTCTAAATAACAAGCTTAACAAATCATTAACATAATATATATTATATAATTAATAATATTGTATAAATGAAGAAATAAAAAAGCCCCTTAAAACCTACTATGTTTAATGGGGCGTAAAAACCTACTGCGTTTATATATACCTACTGCGTTTATATATATTCCCAGTTATTAGTGCCTATTAATTTAACAGGTTTACCATTCCATTTTTTATCAGCTAAAAACCATTCAAAGTTCTTTTGATAAATCTTATTAAAACCTATTGAGTCTAGCAGTCCGTTTAATCTTTCTTTTGTTGTATTACTAAACCATCCGCAATTGCTTATTCTTATTTCTTTATTTAGCTTTTGTGCAATTATATTATTATGTAGATACATTATTGTAGTAGGTTCGGTAAATGTGGTTTGACGTTCAATCCTTGTGTTATCTTTTTTATAATTCTTATTATTATTAAATTTGTTTACTGCTTGTTTTGTTATTTGTCTCATGTTTATTTGTTTTTATTGTTCTATTTATCCGTTTAAATACTCGTAATTATACTTAACTTCCATCTTCTGACCCTTCACCGTATTGGTCGTAACGACCATTCTTACTTCCCCATCTGGATGATTCATGTAAATCATTTTAAGCGATTCTAACAACACTTCAAACTCTTTTGATGTTATTGTATGTGAATATATAGAAAGCTTCGCTAATCGCATTGAATATACCTTATCTTCGCCTTGTATAGTCCAATAACTCTTTATATCGATAATTATATCGCTTTCCATCTCTTTTCTATGTTTTGAATCTATTGTTAACGATTCGCTGTTTAATTTCTTTAAATCTTCTCTAATTCTTTTAATGTCTTCTGTATGTGTCATAATTATTTATTTATATTTTTTATATGGTTATTCCAATAACTAAAAAACCTTTCAATCTCTTCAACATCATGTTTAAAGTTTTCTTTTTGTCCGCTTACATAGATATTTTCAATTAATTCATTTGTGTGATATTCTAGTTTTTTTAAATCATCCATTAAAAAACCTTGCATTCTTGTTAATTGTTTCTTTTGTTTTGTGTGTGTCATAATTATTTATTTATTGGTTTATATTATCTAAATATTCTAATATTTGTTCAGCTACTTTTGGGAAGTCGCTAAATAATACATCTACTATTTCTTCGTCTGTGTGTTCATTCATGATTTATTATTTTTAATTATAGTCTTTATATGTAGTTTCTAAAGCTTCAATAATGTTCTCTTTTTCTTTTCCGTTTAATGCCGATTCAATTAACCATCTTAATTCGTCATAATGGCATGAGCATTCATCGTTAAACCATTCATAATAATTGTCTATTAATTCTACTTTGCGTTCTTGTGTCATAATTTATTGTTTTAAGTTATAATAATTTTTATTTACTTTGATTTCATTACTTAAAAACTCTATTGTTTTATATATAAAGTCTTCTTTTTCTT